CTGCTTTTGTGTTTACAACGATAGACATTTTTCAAATCACTCCTTGTTTGGTGTCTGCGCAAACTGCGCGTTGAACTGCTGCGCGTACATTGCGCCCTTGCTCTTTGCCGCCGGTGCGCCGCCCTGGCCGACGGGCTTGACGAATGTGGGCGTGGGCTTATCTGCCTGAAACGCAGTCGGATCTGCTTCGAGCTGAGCCTTGTGCCACTCGTCGAAGCCGGTCAGCTCGCCGTCTTTCAGTTCAAGGTGTTTCTCCTTGAGGTCTGCAAGGTAAGCTTTCTCGGCGGCTTTGGAAGAGAACTTGACGCCCTTGGCCGTGATCGCGCGGTTCATGGCGTCGGCGTAGTCCCGGCTTGCCAGCTGCGCCTTGTAATCTTCGGTTTCCTTGGTGTACCGGCCCTGAAGGTCTTCGAGCTGCTTGCGGACGCTCTCGGCGTCCCCGCTGGACTTCCGCAGGTCTTCGATGTCCTTGTCGCGGTCGGTCAGCTGCTGCCGGGCGGCATTCAGGTCTTCTCTGGCCTGATCCGCTTTCTGCTTCTCCCGGCCGATGTCGCGGCTGTTCTCGTCAAGGATCTTGTCGACGGTATCCTTATCAAGCCCCAGCCCTTCCAAAAAATCTCGCTTCATAGGTTCTCCTTCACAGCTTCGCTTTGTTCTCGCGGGTCGCGTCCGCTGCTGCCCCGTAGTTTAGCGACTTCGGGCCGGTCAAGATTTGATAAAACAAAAAGAGCCAACCTGTAAGAAATCCTTACAGGTTGGCTCATCGTGCCATTCCGCGCGCTCGATTGTGCTGCGGTATCTGTATTATTTTTTCAGTTCTTCCGCCTTGATGATCTGCGCCTTGACTGTTCCATCCTTCATGCGCTTCAGTTGGACGCGGAATCCGGCGGCAAGCGCCCGCTCGATGGCGGCTTTCAGTTTTTCGTCGATCATGCGTTCTCCTTAGAAATCAGCCTTGAAAGCGTTCCCCGCTCGTCATCTTCTACCACTTCCCATTTGCCCGGCTTGGTTTTTCCGTTGAGCGGCGCAGGGGCTGAAGCGGAATAAAGGTAGTCCTCGCCCTCATCATCTATGATGCGGAGCAGATCATATTCGACCCCCACGCATTCATAGGTTTTTCCATCCGTCAGCCCGAGAAAACCGCCGCCGAACGTCGGCCCTTTATATCTCACCTTCATTTTCTCTTCACCCCTTTCAGCTTTTCTTCAAAGTGCTTCCCATTTTGCTCAAACCAGTGAACATCATATCGGAAATTGTCTGTTTGTATTATACCGCCCATTTTCCGCCATTGCAACGGTTCCCCGCCGTAGTTTTCAGAAAGGAAACTCGCAACTTTCAACTGTTTCCCGGAATCTCCGCCAGCTATTTCTCGAATAGAGCCAATTTCTGATCCCTTCGGGACAACGCCGTTCACAATCTCCGTTTTCACGTCCAGCGTTTCTTGCAGCCTTGTGATTGGTTTTGCTGCTTTCGCCGCACTGGCCGCAGCCTCGGATTTTGCGTCTGTGTACAGAACCCTTGTCCGCTCCGGCTGTTCCGGCAGCCCTGCGGCCTTGCTGAAATCATGGTATTTCGTGTTCAGGCGGCGCAGCTTGGCTGCTGCGGCAGTCTCTTTGTCCTTTAGACCAGCAGCTTTATAGGCGTTTTTTAAGCGTTTCTGCTTGCGAATCGACCGTTCGAGCCGTCTTTGCATCTGACTGGCGCTATATTGGTCGTATTCCTTCCCGTCGAATGCAAACTTGTGATTCTCTGGTTTCATGTCTTCCAGATCGGCGTCTGTGTATGTGCGTTCCATAACGCCGTCTATAAAGGGATGGAAGGTGTGTCGGCAGTTGGCTAAGCGCCGCCGATACCGGTTACACTACCATAGCCGCAGCTTGATACAAAATCCGGATAATTGGCGTCATTCATCAACCCACCTTCTTTCTGCATTTATGCGGCGGCTCTGTTAAGGCTCTTTCTATGCTCCACCCAGCATTTAGCCTCCGTCGAATAGAATCCCTTGGCGCACCTTTTAGCTGCTCCCATTCGGATACGGAATGTGTTTCCCCGTTGAAGCTTATAAATCTATTCGTCCGCTTATTGTTGGCCTGCTCTTTCATCGTCACCCATCGGCAATTCCCCGGTTCATAGTTTCCGTTTACGTCAATTCTGTCGATGGTCAGCGTGTCATTGTACCCACTTTCCGCCGCCCACTTTTGGAATTCAGAAAAATCCGCTTTCCATAAATCATGCAGTGTAATCCCGCGGCCACCATAGTTCTTGTATTCTGGTGCATTTTCATCAAAGCACCTTGTCTTAATCCCGCTCCATATCCTAAAAAGTCGAGTGTTCGTTCCCCCGTGCTTGTAATTGATTCTTTTCATTCTATCACTGCACGTCTTTTTCCTTTTGCAACCGCAGCTTGTACTTAGCCCTCTGTTTAAATTCGAGGTACTTGATTCCGTTTTTCCTCCGCAATCACATTTACACTCCCAAATGCTTTTCCCGCCGCGTTTTCCGACGTATCTAACTGCCGTTAAACTTCCAAACCTTTTCCCTGTTAAATCTAGGATTGCTCCCATAATTACCGCCTTTCGTAACCGCCTTATTTTGAACAAACGGAAGACGGTAAGGCAGGCCGCTTTTCACCCCGTCGGGCTATCCGTTTGTTTCAAACTTGTTTGTCCCAATGGAACACGCGCCCCTGCCATTCTGAATGGGCTTCCCAGCCGTTCGGCCCCGGCACATTTCGTGCGCCGTAGTGCGCTGACACTTCCACAAGGTCTGTCTCTAGGTATTCCATAGACTGTATCGCGTATTTCTGGTTTATCGCATTTATTCCCGTCATAACGGCCCGTCTGGCCGCTACGTCTATCTGGTCTACATGGCCGCTCGAATAATCGACCGTCTTGATCCCGCTCTCAGCCAGTTCCCGGATGCTTTGTTGGATTGCTGCATTGTAAGAAATTGCGCCGCTCTGTATCTTCATCGTAGCCGCGTCTAAGGCGTGTTGGTAAGCCTGCGCAGGTGGAAGCATCTTCCGGCCATTGTCGACCAGGAAGCCCATGGATTGCGTCAGATTTCTGAATTCTCCGAGCGTCTGCTTGCGGATCGCGTCGATATCGGAAGCGTCGACCAGCCGGCCAGGCTTCGTCACATCGGCCAGCGTGATAAGGTCGTTGTAATAACGCTGGTTGCGCTCCACAACATCGTCGAGCAGCTTGTTCAGTTTTTCCTCGCTGACGTCCGCCGTCTTCTGGATGGCCATTTTGATCTTCTTGAGATCAATGCCGTGCGACCGCAGCGCCCGGATATCCTGAACCGTTACTTCGTTGAGCTGATCGGCAATTTTAAGCCGGGAACAGACTTCATCCAGCAGCGTATCTTCCAGCGCACGGAACAGCTCCGCGAGTTCTTCCGGGAGGGCGTCGAGCAGCTCCGGACTGAACGGATACTTGACCTTTCTCATTCGACCTCAGCCGGGGCGTTTGCATCTGTCATGTCCTGCGCCCTCGGCAGCATTGCCTTTGCAGTCGCTTCGTCCTCGCCGTACCATTTTGCGCGGTATTCCCAGTGGTTCAGAATTCCATCAGCGAGGTCAAGCCGGTCGTTTGCCCGCTCTTGTTCCTTCTTCTCAGCGTCGTCAAGGATGGAATCGCCCCAACTGTAATCGGTGTTGTACGTCCCGGCAGGCGCAAGGTTGTAGAGCGTCGCGTATGTATCGAGCGCGTAGAGCAGACTGTCAAACGTATGTTCAAGCGCCGTTTGAATGCTGTCGATCAGCACATATTTGCGCTGCTTACTGTTGCGTATCTCCGTCGCCGTCTTCTCGATGGTCTGCGGATCGGAAATATCTCCATAAGCCAATCCGACGTTGAACTCGATACGGCGAAGCGTATTCTGGAAACCTCGGTAGATTGCTTCGTCGCGGATCTGCGGCTCGATGTACTGAAAGAATTCGCCGCTAGTGGAGAACGGTCCTAGTTCAAACATACGCTTGTTGAACATATCCGCAGTCGAACTCGTGCCATCCATCAGGACTTTGCGCTCGCTGGAGCGATATTCCCAGCGCAGGCGCTCCCACTGCTCATCGGCCTGCTTGATCAGCTGCACAGTAGCCGCGTCTCCGTAGACGGACATTCCGCAGGGGCTGTTTGCGTCCGTTGTGTTGGCCGCAGGCGGGCGGAAGTACGCGAAGAGCGGCCCGCTCATATTCTGGATCGTGATTTCCGGCTGAATGTCCGCCCATTCCGGGACGGCATTCAGGGGTGCTTCTGCGCCGACTGTGCCGGAAGCGTCGCTGTAATACGCTTTATTGCGGATCGTATAGGTCGTGCCGTCCAGCTCGTGCGATTCGAGGCGGATATAATACTTCCCGCCCACTTTCGCGGGCTTGTCCCGGAAGACGCCTCCGATGCAGCGCCCGGCAGGGTCAAATTTCGTCGGCTGGAATGCTGCCGCGCCGGTCACGTCGACCAGCAGCTGCTCGCCGTAGATATACGGCTTAAATGCCACACCGCCGAGCGCAAGTCCCAGCTCTAAGGCGCTGTGGAAATTTTCTTCCGCCCGCTCAAAGCACTCTTTCAGATAATCCGCCCGGGCGCTGCCGGTGATGTTAGCCGTCAGCTCGGCCAGCGTCGGTCGTGCAATCTCCCGGCAGATCGCTGCCGGAATCCCGACAGCAATGACATCGCACGTCTGCCAGGGTGGATTTCCAATAAACATCGCGTACCAGAGGCTTATATTCTGCTCCATCTTCGGGCTGACTGCCGGAGATACGCCGAATTCCCGCTCGGCCACTGCCTGCGGGAAAAGCATATTCCGGAACCACCCTCGAATGTTTGTCAAAAGGCTCATTTCTTGATTTCTCTCCTCAAAACGGTCATGCAAAAATAGCGGATACTATCGCACACGTGGTCGTTTTCTTTTATCACGCGGTCTTCTCCTGCGTCTTTGTCCCAGCTATAAAGGCCAAATTCCCGAAACGCGTTTTTGCAACTCTCATGGAATTTGATTATGCCGCTTTTGATGCAGGCCCCCGTGAAGCGAATGCCGTCCAGCACGGCGTTGTTTGCTTTCCATACAGAAAACTTTCCGTGCCGCCGGATGCACTCGGCAAAGGACGCTGCCGATGGGTCGAGCACGACACGCTCAATGCGGTATCCGTCCGCGAATGCCTCTAAGTCCTGATAATATTCCTCATCGGTCTTCTGCCGCCCGCTCTCGCGTCCGCTGTGGTAATATTCCTTCTCCATGACGGCCCTGCCGCCATATTCCCGCCACAATGCAAAGACGGTAGGGTTCTGTGTGCCGTAGTCCGATGAGATCCAGTACCGCCCCGGCCCGCCCCGCTCACTTGCGACGTTGCGTTCGCGGTCGAACATCGGGTATACGAGGCCTTCGGCTATACACCGTGCGCCAAGGATATCTCTCCTGTACCAGATACTGTTTACGTCATACTGGCTTTCAATCTCCGCAAGCCGCGCATCCGTAATTGTTGCGTTGTCGCGGATGGTGAAATGCTGGTAGTTGTACTGCCCGCCGAGCCGTTCCGGGAATCTATCGATGTAGTTTTGATAGATCCAGTGCCCAGGCGAGGACGGGTTTAAATCCCAGAACACACGGCGCAGCCTTGCGGCAAGCTGCCGGTTAAATGCCTCTTTGATCGTGTCCTCGTGGTGCAGGTTGATTTCTGTCGCAATCCACATTCCGTATGAATTGCCGCGAATTTTCTTGAAACTGTCCGCTTTTGCCCCGCCCGCGAAGATCACCACATAGTCGCGCCTGTGAGATTTTATCACAAGCGCCTCGTTGCCTTTGTACTTCGTCCAGCGGCAGCGTCCGCGGAAAATATACTCGAGTCCGAATCCATTCGCGTCTCCGATGTTCAACTTCGCGTTGGCCGCCGTGGAGCCTGTCGCAAGGTGTATTCTGTCCGGCGTGCCCTTTTCTATCAGCGCAGCAAAGGCAGCTATGTTGTCGATGGTCTTGCCCGCTCGAACGGCTCCCTCTGCGACCGAGATCGTGCAGCGCATTGCGCGCTGTATGTACGCCTTGTGTTTTTCCCCAAACACGGGGTTGATGGTCCTGGTTTTCATTCAATCCCCGCTTCTTTGAGATAAGCGTCCGTATCCTCCGCGTCAATGGATTCTTCCGGCTTGTCTGTCTGGCCGAGGTACTGCTTCCCAAGCCAGATTGCCATTGTCGCATTGTTTTCAGCAAGCCGCCACTGGCTCCGGCGCAGTGAAATTTTCCCCGCTCCTCGCTTTTGCTTAAATACCTCGGAAAAACTGGCATGATAGGTGCGTTTACACCAACTATCCAGTGTTTTATCAGTCACACCAAACCAACCGCAGATTTCCTCAAGCGTGCATTGCAGGCCGCATAGGTTCTCGAACTGTTTTTGATCTATTTCCTTTCTTGGCCTTGCCATACGCGCCCTCCTTTCTCTGCTGGCGTTTGATAAACTTCTCCATGTCCCGCTTCAAATACGGGCT